GAAGCCATTGTTGATGGCGCCGATCGCCGATTGCGATCCGGCAGCAGTGAGGCCCGGTACCGGCGTGTATGCGCCGCCCGGACCCGGAAACACGTTGGTGCACACCGTCAAGCCGGGATTGTTCAGCACCGGCAAGTCAGGGAGCCATTCACCGAGTGGGATGATCATTTAGAACCTCGTCGCCCGGATTTTGCCGTTCTTATTCTGATCACGATACGAGCGAAGCTCGCCCAGATAGTCGGACTCCAGTTGTGCACACACTTGCGCTGCGCTCACGTTGCGGATCGTTCGTGCCCATACCAGTTTCGCGGCGCCCGCCACAACCAAGTCGTAGGCGTTTTCGAGCCACGGCGAGGTGTCGTCGTCGGCAGAGAGGTTGGGGTATTTGCACACGTAGAAGACGTTCACCGGGTATGCCGAGTCAGGCACGTTGGCGAAGTAGAAGTTGTCACCATAGATGGTGTAGTAGGCGGGGGTGCCCTGCGACTGATCGCAGTTGATCTTGCGAATCACGTCGAAGTCCTGCTCTACGATCTCTAGTGCCGTCGAGTTCCAGACGTATTCCAGACGATCCAGCAGCACAAAATCAGAAGGGAGTGGGACTGTCTCCACTCCCGCCACCGTCGCCACCGCCGTGGCTGTTTCGTTCCACTGGAACCGCTCACGGTTGTAGTGGCGGATCGTCGTGTTGATCGCCCGCCGAACCTGATCGTTGAAGTCCGTCCTGTTCAGGAAGTCGTTCTGCACCTCCTGAATCGCGTCGATGTAAGTAGGCATCACGAAGCTCCAGAATAGGATCGTCGCAATGCGTCATCCGCCCAAGTTCCTCAAACCACTCCATTGAGTAACCGCAATTCTGGTAGGCGCGAAAACATGGCGATCCCAAAGTATAGTGGACGATTTTAGCATTGACATTGTGCGGAAATTCATCTACCAGATGATTAAATTCAGGTGGAAGGTCGCCCACGGCGTCTGTCCACTTGAACTGGTGCAACTCCATTCCGCTGGCTTTGTTGACGTACTCCGGCGTCAGGCGGCGCACCGCCGACCGATGACCGTTGAACACCATCAGGCTTGACCAGTTCTTGCACGGGTAGCTCGTCTGCTTTTGCCCGAGGAATTTGGTCGTGACCTTGGATTGGTAGTCGTGCTTGCGTACTAGCACGTCCATGTAGGGGTCGGCTTTTGCGCATTCGTATAGCTCCCAGATGTCACAGAGGCACAGCATATCGCTGTCCATGAAGATAGATACATCCGAACCGGCAAGCCACGGCGTAAGGAATCGGGAGTAGGCGAAGTCGGTAGACTGTGCCGCGTCCCGAGGCCGCGTAAATATCCCGCGCAGTGTCGAGAGTGACAACGGGCAAATCTCCACGGGACCAGATGACCGTGTGAGGATGCTGTGAGCAAGAACGTGCCATGTCACAGCCTCCCGTGGATCGTACCCGATGTACACCTTCAACGGCTTTCTCATTTCGTCATCACGGCGATGAATCCGCCTTCGTAGGTCTGAAAGAATGCGGGTTTGAATAGGGGTTCGCGGTAGAACTCCGGCGCGAATGCGAACTCGTCCATGAACTGAAGAAGCCATTCGTCAGCGCCCCATTGAATAAGGTGAGCGTTGCGTCCATCAGCAAGTATCTTCTTGGCAGGACGGCAGGCTACATCTACAAAGAGAGCCTTCTTGGTGAGTTGATGAAGGTGCTTGAGCACATCAACCAAGCAGTCAGGCTCAATGTGCTCCAGCACATCGCTACAGACCACCAAATCAGCGGGTTCAGGCTCTGCGTCATAACCGGGCACGAAGGGATCGTACTCGTTGATCTTGAACGGCATCGACTTAGCGAGAGTACCTTTGCCTCGCCCATAATCGAGGATGTCTCGCGTCCCAATTTGTTTGGCCAACTGCACGATGCGGCCCGCATGTTTATGACCCGATGTTCCATAGCTGGCGTCCTCATGGAGTTGCCGTTGCAGTGCTTCGTATTCAGCCGTGTACCGCATTCTCTGTCACCTCTTTTCTATAGAGCAAACTGTTCAACGCCAGCGACACCGCATTTACGACCGGTTCCCAGTCGATTGTTCCGTGGGCTTGTCTGAACAAGCGAACGGTGCGTCCGTACCAAGGCATATAGTCAATATCAAGACGGTAACGCCAAGCAGGACGAGAAGGGACAAGAACCCAAGTTGGAACGCCCATGGACCCGGCAAGGTGAATGACACTACTGCAATTGCTGATAACGAGGTCGCAATTAGCGACAAGGCCAGCAGTAATGTCGTAGTCCATTGCTTGAACCAGTTCCGGCCAGTAGTGAAGTTTGATTCCATGCTTTTGCTCGAACTCAAAAATTTCGTCCTTGCAGTCCGTGTACTGGAGCACAACGAAGTGGGCGTCTTGCGACAGGATAGGCAGCATCTGTTCGAGCGTCAGTGAACGCACCTCCACTCGCGTGCGCTTCACTCCACCGATCCAGTTGATACCGATAACAGGCTTGTCGTCCGTGAACACGCCATTCAGCAGCTTCGCCGCACGCAGGTTGCTTTCAGGCGTCGGCGTGATGTACCGCTTGCCGGGGAAGTCCGCCAGCTTCTTGCGGTACAGCTTACCCAAGTCACCGATGCTGATCTTGGCGTCGATCGCATAGTTCGGCACGCCTTCAGGTCCGAGCACCCATTTAATTTGGGTATCCTCACGAGTACCGTAGCAATCGATCGTCGGGAAACTGTTCTTGAACAGTTCCTTCAACCGCGTGTGGCATTCGAAGATGACTTCCTTGCAGTCCTTCAGTGCATCCGGGAGCATGGACGCGAACATGATTTCGTCGCCAATGCCTTGCTCCCCGTACACAACGACCGTCTTGCCGGGAGTTCCGTCCCACTCAGGAGTCGGCCCCGTGTTCGAGTAGTTGCGCTCACTGCGTACAGCAGCACGCTTACCGTTGCCATAAAGAGCAAAGCCTTTTTCATAGTCGCCAGTCTCCAGATAGCAGAGCGAGAGGTTCCACAGTGATTGCGGGTGGTTCGGTTCCGCATCGAGCGCAGCCTTCAGATAGGACATCGCCTTCTCAGGCGAGCCTTCGTTGATGTAGAGCGTGGCGAGGTTGTTCTGCACGTCCGCGCTGATCCTGCTCAACGTGTTCTGCGACTTCTCGAACCAGTAGCGGGCCTTGTCGATCACGTTCTCTTGCTTGTAGCAGGTCCCGATCGCGTTCATCAGTTCAGCTTTCTTCTGCGTCAGGAACGTGTCTTTGCCGGGGGGCGCCTTCTCCGCGAACTTGATCCCGTGCTTGCGCAAGTCGTCTGCGAACCGTTCGTCGAACAGGTTCAGCGCCTTGGTCAGACACGTGAATGCCACGCCTTGGTTGCCCTGAATGGCGTAGCTCATGCCGAGCGCGCCGAGCACTACCGCGTCGTTGAAGTCGGGGGCCAACAACTCGTGATAGATGCGCTGCGCACCGTCATGGTCGCCCGCCTTGTCCATCTCCGTGGCCTGCCAGAATGGGTTTTGGACCTTCTTCTGGATCGGTACGCCCACCAATTCATTTAGGGCGCGATCAGGAAGATACATCTCGATATTCATACTCACCTCATAAGTTATTTGCGTAAATTCTAGCTCAAAATGCAAAAAACCCCTCCACCGTGAGGTGGAAGGGTGAAGTCGCGATCTGGGGCTTATTCCAACCGCGAGAGGTGACTCTTTAGCCGTTACCGTCAGCAGCGTTATCGAACGAATAGAACACCGTGAGACGCAGCACGGCTTGGCCTGACATCGAGCCAACCGTACCCATGATCACGTCAATGGTGTCATCCGCCGAATAGCTGTAGCCGCCACCCGCCGCGTTCGTCATGCGGAAGATCGCGCCGCCATTGACGCCAGCAGCAACCGAAGCGGACGTGTTATAGCGTCCAGTCGAGTTGCCGTCGCCAACGTTGATTGCCACGTTCGAGCCTGCCGCCAAACCGCCCATATCGAGTTGCGTGTCCAGAATCTGCGCGCCTTTCGGCACGGGTACCATCTGAACCACGTCACCCGACGAAGCGGAAGTCGTGAAGGTGAACGATGCCGAGCGTGCCACCACACCGTTTTCGATGTAGCGAGGCGGGTTCAGAAAGAACCCACCGCTCGACGTTTGGCAAGCCGTAGAAGTGTAGGTAGCCATTTCATCCCCCGCTTAGTGAGCCGCAGCCCAAGTGTTAACTTGGATCACGGCGAAGTCAGCGGAATTGAACACCATCTTCTTCAGACCGGCGATCGATCCAGCAGCGACGCCGAACTGGTTGTCGTAGTCGAAGAAGTCTTCAACCCACGAGAACCGTTCCGGGCCATTGTCGCGGCCAAATGCGAGTCCGCAAGCCTGAGCGCCGCAGAATGCAGCGGCCTTCGTGTTCGCCACCGCAGCCGCCGCGCTGCCCGAAACAGAGTTCGGAACACGGTTGCTGGCATGGAGAATCGTGCCGTTGTACTCGCCGAGCGCGCCGGTATAAATGGGGTTCTTGCTGACGTTGCCCCCCATCATCGCGGCCTTCTGGATGTCCAGCCATTGACCCGTGGAGATGTTGGTACGCAGGTCCGTCACTTGGTAGTGATGCAGGAACATGACGTACTTTTCTTCACCATTGATCATGATCGGGCGAATCGGAATGTCGCCCGTCTTCGCACGCTCGACACAGGTGTCGATCAGCGAAAGCGAGAACGTATTCGACGCCGAAAGCGAACCCACGCCGCCCGAGCCGTTGGCATTGACGATGTGGTTGGTGTCCGCTTGAATCGTGGCCTGCATACCCGTGTAGCGGGTATCCGTCACTGCCAGATTCGAACAGATTTGGTTGAAGAACCACGTGTCGAAGCGATCCGCCCACCAGTCTTGCAGTGCGGCACGCGCGTTTTCGCGGATGTCGAATGGGACCAGTTGACGCGTGAACTTGCCACCTTCCCGAACCGCGTGGCGCAGTTGGTTGATGTACAAGTCATCGCTGTAGTAGTTCATCCTTTCTTCATTGCCTTCCAA